CAGTCGATGATGGAGCGCCTCACGACGATGCCGGATGTCCACATCATGGATATCAAGGCGGGGGAGATAGAGGAATGGCGCGCTGTGCCGCGCGATGAACGGGCCTTCCGTCGCGATGCGACCGAGCAAAAAATTGAACAGCTGCTGGAAGCGGGCATCATCGAGAAGAAGGATCTGGCGGACTATGATCTGTCCAACTATCTGATGGCGTCGCACAGCGTCAAACCACACACGGTGAGGTGGACACCCGATGAAGTGTTAGCTGGTGAGAAGACCCTCAAGGACGGTCGGACCTATACACTGAAGGAGGCGTTCCGCGCTCCGGCCATTGTCAAGGTGGATGTGATCGCCCCCGTGCGGGGGGTCTACAGAGATTTTTCCGTTATCTACGATCTTTATGATGGAACACGGAAGCTCAATGGGTACACGGAAGATGTGGCGAAATCGATCAAGCAAGACATTTCCTACTACACCCAGATCGGCAATCCGTATAAGGCACTGAAGCGGAAGTTTGCGCTGGCGAAGCTCCAGAACGACGAGCCGGCACTAAAGCGGTATTCCAAGATCATCAACTCCAAGCTGGGCAAGATGTATCTGATCTATTCCGAGCTCAAGACACTGGCCGATCTGTTAGAATCCGGTGCGCCGGTCACGGGCTTACAGAAGCTCCTCCAGAGCATTGCCCCAGAGGGTATGGCGGAGGATCTGAAACAAGTTCGGACAGCAGCAGATTACCCGCGGCTGCGCCATATAGAGGAGCAGCTGTTGGCCCAATTAAGCCGAGGGACCCGGCTCAGCGGGGGGCGTTACGAGCCATATAAGGCCGGAAGTGTGTGATGATTTTTGTAAAAAGTAGGGGCCCTTAGTAAGATGCCTTCCTTGTCCTTCGATAAGACCAAGGGAGCCAAGCCCATTTCTATTGTCAAGGGGGGTCGGGATGACGGCAAGGTGCTGTACATCCATGAGGACAACCACAAGGGGAGCAAGCCCCGGCACGAGATCCGCCAGAACGATTATGCGACGGAGTTGCGCGATGTTAAACCGGCGGAACGGGTCAAATTGATCGCCCGGCTTCAAGAGGCGATGGACAAGGGGCTGGTTACGGACCAGCTGGTGGGGGAGTCTGGGATAGGCAAGCAGCTCTACGATCGCGTCTGTCACGATGCCCAGAAGGCCACGTGTATCGATCTGCCCGAGGATTCCCAGTTCCAGATTGTGCCGTCACCGGATCCAGAGAAGCGGGAGGTGTTCTACATTGCGGGTGCGTCCGGTTCCGGTAAGTCCTACATGGCCAAGGGCATCGCCGAGTGTTACAAGAAGCTGTTCCCCGATCGGGAGTGCTATCTGGTGAGCAAGCTGGGGGAGGACTCCACGCTGGACAAGCTGGAGTTTCTGAAGCGGGTGAACATCCAGACCTTCATTGAAGATTATCCGGAACTGGAGGAGTTCGAGAACTGTCTGGTCATTTTTGACGACTATGACACGCTGACGGGGAATGCGGAGAAGGTGGTGGGGAAGCTGATCGACGATCTGGCCACGATGGGTCGCCACACGAACACTACGATGCTCTGTCTGTCGCACTACCTTACGAACTACAAGAAGACCCGACTGCTGCTGAATGAGGCCACTCACATTGTGGTGTATCCAATGGCGACCTCGTTCCACGCTCTGGGCTATCTGTTGAAAACGCACGTGGGCATGACGAAGGACGACGTGCGCGATCTCAAGAAGATGGGTCGATGGGTGTGTATCTACAGGCACTATCCCCAGTGGCTGGTGTCACAGCAGCACGCCCGAGTCTTGAACCACTAGACTTTTTTTGTCGGTGAGTAGTATAAGATGAGTTTGGCCGGCCTCCAGAATTCTTGGAGCCCAGCGACCAGCGGCGGTGGCGGTGGTGGTGGCAGTGGTAGTTCTATCAGCGGCGGTACAGCACCTAACGTGGGGTCTGTGACTATTGATCCCGACACTGGTGCTGTGTCTGTTGTCACTAGTACCTCCGCCATATTCTTTGAGACTCCTCTGGACGCCCCGATTTTAGTCGCCCCAACCTCTGGTAACGTATCTGGTGTGATCGGTGTGGTTACTTACGCGGCGGGACAGTACGATGCGGCAGTCTCTTACAGCGAAGGAGCAATTGTTCAGTTTACTGACAATAACTACTACATCGCTACGGGGGCCGTTCCACTCGGTGCTCCGGGCCCTACCGCACCGTCCACCGCCTTTGTTCTCTTCAGTTCTACTGCCGGTGGCACTCCCGCTGCTATCTCTGAGGGTACTGGCGCGACTGCGTCCAGTGTGACATGCGCGGCCGGTAACATTACTACTGCTGCTACCGGGACTCTCACTGCGACATCTGCCGGCTCGGCGGCTCTGTCGTCTACTGGTGGGGCTGCCACTGTCTCTGGGCAGACGGGTCTGGCTGTGGGAGCCATAACTGGAAATGCGGCTGTTAATGCCCCTGCTGGTCTGGTCAATGTGACTGGAGGCACTGGTGTGGGTATTGTCTCCACTGCTAACGGTATCGCACTGACAGCCGGCGCTGCTACTGGAGGCATTACTCTGACTGCTGGGGCGGCTGCCGTTGCTGCTCCCGCAGCTACACAGATCAGACTCGTATCCTCCAGTAACACAGTTATTGATGTTGCTACAGTGGCTGGAGAGACTGGGCTTTTTCAAGTTATTGTGGGTCTGCCATCTGGGGTTCACGGTACGTTCACTGTCCAGCAAGCTGATACCCCCGTTCCCGGTGCCGGCTCGGGTCTGGTCGTCGGCCCTACACTGATCTGGATGAATGGTCGCGCACTCTAAAAACCCCCGCCCTCCCCAGATGGATACGACAACGTTAGTCAGTGCTGGATTATCAAGCAGCGTGGTAGCGGGCTTGATAATCCTCTATAAGATCTTCACTCTGATTCGTGGCCGTCGACTTGTGTCTGATTGCTGCGGGAGGAACTTTGAGGTGGGGATAGATGTTCGTGACATGCCTCCGTCGCCAGATCGAGAAGAAATGCGAATTCGTCTACCTCCGGAGTCTCGACGGGAAGAGTCCTCTGGAAGTCGGCACGGATCTCGGCCAGCATCGCGGCAGCATTCTGAGGAGAGAGGAATGACAGAATCTGAGCAAAGGCATCATCCCGCGCGAGTTGAGGTGGTAAAGATTGCTCCCGAACCCGCTGCTCCAGCCACCTCTGCGTCCACGCAGTCTGGCTCAGTGAGAGAGTCCCGGCGTAACGCAATATTTTCTTCGCCTCTGACCTCGGAAGTGTGAGCTTCTCAGCTTTGAAAAGGGGTGGCAGAGCCGCAGCGACAGCCGCAGCGACCTCAGTAGGGGCAGCCTTTTTTTTGGCGATCGGTGATACCCACATTTGACTGTCTATACTAGATGGACACTATTAAAGAATACCCGTTGAGCGATGACGACATACGAACTATCTTGGGCAACGACATCAAGATCATCACGTATCCCATGTTAGGAAAAATGAGGGACATTAGTGAGGCGTTTGACAGCAAGGGGCGGTGTATTATGCTGTATCTTACACACAGTGAGTCTTCCGGACACTGGATCTGTATGCTGAACAAGGGGCGGGAGATCGAGTATTTCGACTCCTATGGGGAACCACCGGAGGAACCACTGGAGGATGTACCGGCGACCCGTCTCCAGCAGATGGATGAGTCCTACCCGTATCTGACCAAGCTCCTCCGGGCCAGCGGTAAGCGTGTTAGTTACAACCACCACGCCTTCCAGAAGGTAAGGGGGGACATTAACACATGCGGCCGTCACGCTGTCGTGCGCTGTTTGTATGCGCCCTACTCCTTGGCGAAATACAAGAAGATCATGGACTCGACGGGGATGTCTCCGGACAACTTCGTTTCTGCCCTTACTGCGCAGAAGCTCGGTAAATAATCTATAGAAACTGTATAGGATGAGCCGTGGATACAGTAGTAACTGGGAGACAGTAGGATCTACGGCGGACCCCGATGTGCTGTACTACAATGCGTCCATTGTGAACAACAATACCGATGATCTGATCAACGGCTTTGCGTTTGCCGACCCTCTGATCCGCTTCAACGAGACCCGTGACAAGGCTATTATTCCAGATGCGTCCAAGTATCAGTTCAGTATCGTGCGATTTGTGCTGAACGGTGGTAATCTGGATCTGCCTCTGTTCATTCCCGCGATCCAGAGCTTCACGGGCCAGACGGATCCCAATCTGACGGAGTACGGTCTGGGTATCGCATTCAGTGTGACTCTGACCAACACCGATGCGAGTTTGACGACCTACAGAGTATGTCCCAGTCTGACCTATCTCGAGTTTACTCCCGAGAACTACAATCCTCAGTTGGCCCCGGTGCCTCTGCCTCCTTGCTCTCCCAACTATGTGGGGAACTGGGTGATTACGAATGCCTACAGCAAGAGTGCCATTGTGGATATCGGTAACCAAGACCTCTATTTCCAAGCCTTGGTCGATGTGCCGGCTAACACGGCTCTGAATGCGACCTACATTGATCCAGCTGGAGTCACCAAGCCCTACTGGACATCGGTCAGCCCAGAACTGGGTCGCCCCCAAGACGTCAGCACCCGATACTATTGGGTGAACAGCTACCAGACGATGGTGAACATGATGAATACGGCTCTTGCTGCCGCTAATACAGCCGTCTACACCGATCTCGTTACTGGGTGGGTAGCACACGGAGCGGGGAACACGGATGCGAATCTCCCCGCACCCTTTACATCTCTTGCTACGTACACGGCGGCGTACCCACCTCCAGTGGTGAGCTACGATATTCCATCTGGTCTGTTCAACATCGTCTATCCCGATGTGTATCTGAACCCTCCCACCGCGGGGGGTCAGCCCAAGATCAGTCTGTGGTTCAACGCGAACACCTACGGCTTGTTTGCCAACTTCCTCAGTGAGTACTACAACACGGCGGCGGGTGATGGGTCACTGGGGGTGATTCTGATTCCACCCTCTGGTGTCCCCT